GGAGGGGTGAGCCCAGCTGTTTTATTTCAAAGCCTGGCTAACGCCAGCTTGAACCCCCTCCGCTCTATCCCGTGGGTGAATTAGCCCACGACTAGAAGAATATGGTTAACCTAACCATACCCATGTCCACGTGGCTCGGGCAGCGTGGGCGGCTGCATAGTACCCTGGTTCGAGCGTCGCCTCATAATCTCTTAGAGGACTGACGTACTTATCAGGTGAGTCATTGTCTCGGATATCCCTAGTTAACTCTTTTCTCAAGAGTTCACTCCAAGAAGGTTCGTGACAAGCTAATGCTTGCACGTAAATTCCAGGGATCCTATGCTCGTACCGTTGTAGATCTAAATTAAATCTACGCCGGAAAAAGCAATCATTACTGGCGCGCGATTCAACAAGTAGAACCCCAGGGTGGGGCATGCTCGATCGCGGGAAGGGATGACCATACAGCTCTTCCACTACGGAAATAGCTGATATGGCGTCGGTATACCCAAACTTCGCAATTAATAAATTGCAGAAGTCTGCGTCAGTGACAATGCTACTATTTGACGTCGCAAAGAAATTCCGTACTCTTATGGGTGTGACATCATTACCAAGGTAATAATCTCCCCCACAGGATTCACGAAATGGACCTTGCGAGAAAGTCTTTGATCGGTTGACCTTTAGGCCAACTCGTTCGAGACCTTCAATCACGATGCCTGCAAAATTAGTGGGCACAATGATATCGTCACCGTATACATACACGTCCGGGCTAGTGTCCGAGACGAGTTGTATAGACGCCAAAGCGATAAAGTAAAAAATTATCGCTTCAACTGGAAAGCAACAAGCACTACCCATAGGGGCAAACTTGTTTAGCTTAATTACCTTCCCATTAGGAAGTTCCGTGCTTTCTGAGCGACATGCTTCGAAAGCCTCAACCCAATCAGGCGGAAACAACCGCTTAACCAGGTCAAGTGAAACTCGGTCAGAAGCCTCAGACAAATCTAAAGTCGTGAGAGCGCCAGTTTTGCTAGCCTCCCTCGCCAACCTCTTATTTATCTCCTGGTCCGCAAAATTAACGCGGCCCCGGGTTAGGTAATGGGTCTCCGTGATACGATAGAGTTTTCTCATGAGCCCCTGCTGAATATACATTAATTCAGCAGGCTCACAAGAGATTACTCGCGGACCACGAGAGTCCTTTGGGACGAGGCAAACCCTCGCCGTCGGAACCCCTATCACCGCCTCCTCTAGTTTCCCTAACTCATCTGAAAGATGAGTCGGAGAGTAGAAGAAGTAATCTGGATACGAAAACGTGTCGTCGAGCTTAGGGAAATACCTAAGTCTATGCCATTTTTCGTGGTTAAGTGTATGGCAAGCGGTTGCACCGCTGCCATGGCACGGGCGTATATCTGTCGGAATTTCTCGTTTGAGAAGTCTATAGATATCCGCTTGTGCAATATCGAGAAGAGCGTAAGACACGCCCAAATCGATATTACCGAGTTCCTGATCGATTGATTCAAAATCGACGAGAAACCGGTCAACAAGTCCAGAATCATAGGGAACCTCCAGTTTGTAGAACATGAGCGACAGTTGCCGCACACAGTCTACAGCTAAAAATTGGCCCCCTAACGCTGCCTTAATGGCTTGTCCAAGGAATCTTGGAACGCCGTTTCCGTCGGTTTTGAAACCAACTGGAGACTCCCATACTCCAATAGCATGGTAAGTATCAAGGGCCTTACCTATATTAGGCAAGGTACACGTTAAGAAGTTCAACCCCTCAGATTCCACACGGTCCCGGAAGACTTCAATATCTTTCTGGGATACGTATATGGAATAGCGTTGGTTATTCGCTAGGTTGATCCAAATCTCTCGAAATGGATCAAGGCTCTTCCGTTTATCTTTATCCAAGGTAAACTCCAAAGAGCATAGCCATCAGCAATAACCGGGATTACCTCCCATCTTCCTCACCGCACAGCGAGAATAAACAACGCTGAAGAAAAACATTGAGTCAAGTAAAGGTACAGTGGGAGCTCGTCCTTTTGGGAGCGAGTATCACGTGACATTCCTTTTTAGGGGAAGCACCCTAGTTTTTGCTAGGTTAGTACCACGGTAAGACCCGAAAGGGTTAAACCTCTTGGTTCAATATCTTGGTGACGTTCGCATTAGCGCCTCCCTCTATGAGGAGGTCGATAAGTCGGTTAACGTTCTCTATCAAGAGAGCGTTCGTCACTGCGGTACTTGGAGGGCGTACGATAACCATATATATGGACATCGTCGCCGGCACCAGGACTGAATCAACGACTGTGTCGTCAATTCTAACCAGATGCCGAAGGACATCGTCTTTTGTCGTCTCATGAGAGACAGTCAGTATCCGCTTGCTGGGTAAAGTTAATCCAGCAACTGAATACTGCGACTTTTGTAGATCCGCTGCCCGGAGGTCGAACACAGATAAATTTGTGTCGACATCGGTAGGCGAATCCTTAGACAATGAGAGGGATGTACCCAAGCTCATGATGTGCTAGCTCCTCCCCTTAAGAACAAGGGGCCTATGTCGCAATGCGACGGGTTTCCAGTATTTAGCTGGCTAGTACAAAGTAATAACTACTTTGATCTAGTAATTCCCAAACTAAGCGCAAGGCCTATTTGGTTCCAGGATGGAGATTTCCAGCCTAAACTATTCAATACGTTTAGGTCGGGCGCACACGGCATACGATGGAATATTTTCCTTGTGTATGTCGCTCCTGGCATAAAAGCAGCCTGGATATCATTTGTTCCACGCTGTTTGAGTCGAGAATCGACTCTCCAAAACTCCTTAAACTGAAGATTACTATCTATCAGTCTAATGGGCAATTCCAGCGTATCAACACGGAAGCGTTCTAAAGCTCCCCCAACATTGAGGAACCAATCCACAATGAAGGAGAACGGAATCGCATCCCAAATAATCGCTGGATTCAACTCGAACCCGAGCCCCTCGAGAGATCCTCGGAGGCCACGCTCAAATGCCGACAGTGCCGGAATAGGCAATGTACGATATTTGATTCGGGCTACGCACGACTGATTAATTGCGCTGGACCAATTTACATCGGCCCAGCCATTATAATTTTCAATCGTGCCAGATCGAGTAAGACTACTTACGGGAATGTTACATTGGCGGGTATATACCTTGCCAATATGATCATTCCAGTCTCGAATCAACTGTTGGGTGCCTAAGATCGAAGATATCATACTAGCTATGTCCCCTACACTGGGGACCCAGCCGTACTGATACTCCAAATTCTTGGAACCCACTTCCTTGAGAGCATTTTTAACACTCTTCTTGGATAGTGATCGGTAAAGGTCACGGATTTTCTTCCGTAATTCCTTGCCCGTCAAAGTTGATACAAAACCACGCTTAGTACGCAGGAATGACAGCATCGATTTTATACTTACTATATCCAATAGAAAGTTTGGAACCGATACTTCTGTCAAATCAGGGCGCATGCGATCGAAATATTGATTCGCAAACGCCTGCCCATTCGTCTGCAAGACACTGAATCCGGTGGTAACACCGAAAGCAGTGAGAGCAGTCGACTTGGCAGCGCCTAAACCATCACGCGCCGCAACACACCCATGAGTGTACTCTTGTACACAAGTGGGCACAGCTGCGGAATAACACGGGATCTGGATCATACCAGCATCCGGTGTGAAATCGCGTTCGACCATGTGTCTACAGTAGTTAGAAGAATGGCGATCTGCCTTCTTCTTCGTAGTGTAGACGATTTCTTCATTAGCCATGGAAATGGTTTTAACACCACCTCCATATTCACTAATGATATGTCCATCACTGAGAGCCCGCAACTTAATGGTGGGAACAGTGGTAGTCACGGTGCTAGGGCGAGATTTAAATCTCGCTGCACCCGGAAATTGTTGCATGGTGATGGCCTCCTGTCGTGATTAGCAATCTGCTAAAGTTTTGGTTTTGGACCATAAGGAGGGTAATAATGCCCCCCTACGATCCCATTTCGGTCTACTGGCAATCACTTGTTAGGGTGATGCCCACAGACCGTGTCAGAGGAGGAGATCCCTTTCGAGGGG